GCCTCCCCCATCGCGTCGGCCTCTTCCTCGGTGAGCTCTTCGCCGGCCTCGAGCTTCTTCTTGGCGTCGGCGACCTTCTCGCGCTTTGCTGACTCAGCGGCGATCTTCTCCTGGTCGATGCCGTAGGCCGCCATGAGCCCGTGCGAGCACGCCTGCAGGTATTGCGGGAACTCTTCTCGCAGCATCGCACGCCCGACCGCCTCGATCTTGAGGCCTGGGGTTTTCTGGTGCAGCCCGGCCCACATGAAGGCGCGGATCGTGGAGAACGCTTTGCCGGCGAGCGCGTCTCGCTGCATCGTGTCGGCGAGGTCGCGGAGAACAGCGATCGGGGCCGTGCCGAAGAGCTCCTCGAGCTCGGCCACTGTGTTGTTGTCGAAGACGAGCACGCGGCCCTTGCCGTTGATGCTGACCTCGACCTCTCCGCGGTTCTTGTTGACCACGACTCCTCCTCGACTACTGAGCCGACTTGACGACCGCGCCCGTGCTCTTGAACGTCGCGCTGAAGTCTTCGACCGCGCCGGTCGCTGTGTCGACGCCCGCATCGCTCACGAACGCCGTGAGCACCCACTGGAACTCGCCAGCGCTCGTCTGGGGACGCATACGGACCGTGAGGCTGGTCCCGGCCTGCGCCGCCGCGATCACGGCCGCCTGGCCGGCATTGGCGCTGTTGTACTTGCCTTTGACGTCGATGCTCGCCGACTTGTCGGCGGTCTTCGACTCTTCCCACCCTGCCGAGTCGTTGTTCGTCTCGTCGGCGATCTTGGTCGAGACCTTGAGGCCGTTCGAGGTCGCCTTGCCGACGGTGTTGTATGTCGTGCCGCCGTCCGTGCTGACGTCGACGGTTGCGTTTCTGCCGATGATGGTGGCCATGATGCTCTCCTACCGGGCGCTTACGGCGCCGGAGTGGTGGTGCCTTTGAACGCGAGCAGGTAGACGTCGGCAGTCGCCGACAGGTCGATGTGGACCTCTCCGGTTGCTTGGTTGAATGCCTCGGGAGGCAACGGCCCGATGAGGGCCACGCCCGGGACGCCACCGACGACCGCGGCCACCGTTGCGACCGTATCGATCGCGTGGTTGCAGTTGCGGCTCGAGGCCACGCCGACTGCAGTGATCGTGCGGGTCGCCGCGTTGAGGTTCAACGCGAGCAGGTAGGTCGTGCCATCGTTGGCGAACTCGTGGTTGTCGGCGCTGCCGGCCACGAGCGACGCGACTGCCGGGTTGATCTTGCCGCCGTAGGCCGGGATTGTCTGGACGGTGAGGATGTTGCGTGGTGCCATGGTGGTCTCCTTACGCGCTCGGCGTCTTGTTGATACGGACGGCGGCTGCGGTCATGCCCGTCGCATCAGCGAGCGTGAGCTGCACCTTGCCGGAGCTGTCGTTGAAGAGTTCCTGCGGGAATGGCCCGCACAGGCTCTCTTTGGCGTTCGTGGTGACGATCGATGCGTCGATGGCGTGGTTGAACGATCGGTTGCTCGCGCGTCCGACTGCCACGACGGTATGTGGGGCGCCGTCGGAGTTCTCGATGAGCAGGATCGTGTTGCCGTCGTTCACGAACTCGACGCCGGCTGCGTCCATCGCGGTCTGGACGACGTCGGCCAGCGGCTGCCCGTAGGTCGGGAGGTTCTGCACGGTCAGGGTCACGAGCGGCATGCTGTTCTCCTCATCACGTTTCTCGCCACATCTCTAAATTAACGCTGAACAAGTGCCTATCTGCCTCGTCGGGACCTATGTAGATCGGTTCCGACTGCATTGCGCGAATGTCAACGTACCCAGTCACAGCGACATGGTGCAACGCGTCCCTCACTTGTCTCGCCAGCACCTGTCCACCGGCATAGTCCTTGGGGTTGCTGCGGACGATGACCTGGATTGCGGAGTAGCGCATCTCGATAACCGTGCCGTCAGAGTAGGCGTCCGGTGCCGGACCACCGCTCGGGAGAACAAAAACGGCTTGGTGTGGAACGCTCGTGCTCTGCTGGCGCACTGGCCCAGAGAAAAGGTTTGTTCCCCTGGCCAGTGTCCATAGTGCGTCCAAAAGAGAGATGACCGATACCTCTGGCGAGCCGATCTCGTAGAATGCGGCCACTACAAGGCCCCAGTCTTCGGCCCCTGCCGTCCAGTTCGGGGTCCCCACTGCAGGCCACGCGCCCTTGCTCGTCTGGTTCGCGTATTCTGTGGCAGCCGTGATCCCATCCGACCCTGTTGCCGCGATGGTGGTGATTCCAGATCCAGGCGCGAGGCCTGCTCCTCCGTTCCCGATCGCTGCTACCAATAGATCCCCGTCGTGAACCGTCGTAAGTGGCACGTATGGATTAGCCGTGGCACCAGTCCCGCCGGCCGCCGACTCAAAAGCCGTAGCCATTCCGTCGCCGGAGCGCCACGCCGACCATTCATAGAATACCTTTTTCGTCCCTGTGTTTGGGATCGATAGGCTTCCACCGGCCGTTGGTGGGTTGATCATGTACCAGAGCTCGGTGCAGCTCTCTGGGGTCGTGACGAAGTGTCTCTCGACGTCGGCCTGGATGAACGGGGTGCCCGCGAGAGTCGGAGTCCCACCGGCGCGCGGAGTGCTGCCGAGCGTGACAAGCCTCATCGTCATCAACGTCAGCGGGCTCGCCAGCGCACCTACAGCAATAGCGACTGGGCTTGCGCTTGAGGAAGACGATCCGGAGCTGACGAGAAGGTGAGCCATCAACTAGCCCTTTGGAGTCGTCGGCGCTGTCACCGGCACAGACGAGACATCCTTTGCCATGTTGTCGACCGTGCGCGCACGGATGCGCTCGGCATAGCCGGAGCGAGACTCGTTCAATGGCTGCTCGTAGAATTTTGCCTGACCCACTTCGTGAGCGAGATCGGTACGCTCGTGCACATAGACAGCGTAGTCGGTTCCGACCCCGATCTCGACCACAGGACCGCCGGGGGTCTTCTGCGGTTGCGTGACGTAGTGGGTCGCGCGCATGCGGCCCGTGTCGACCGGCATGAGCTTCACGGCCTTGGCATCGAGGTCGAGGCCTTCCATGTAGAGAGCCGCTCCGAGCGCGCCCTCGGTCTTCTCGGTCTGCTCTTTAATCGCCTTGATCACCGAGTCGAGGCCTTTGACGGGGTTGAAGCTCACAGATAGGCCTCGTAGAGCGTGGTCACGCCGTCGAAGGTCGTGGCCCTCTTGACCGTGATGGGGCGCCGCGCCGCGTTGTTGTCGGCCGTGTTGTCGCCAGGCAGCCAGACTCGATCGGTCTGCGCGATGGGGTCGCACGTGGCAACGATCTGCTCGTAGTCGATCGCCTCGCCGGACGGGCCGAGCAGCACCTTCGTGCCGTGCTCGACGCGCGCCTTGATGGTCGTCTGAGCGCCGAACGCTGGGTCTCCTGACTCGTTGACGCCGGTGCAGTGAGCGATCGTCACCGTGTCCGTGAGCATGCGGGCCAGGTTCACGCCTGCACCAGCCGCTTATACTTGTCGAGCACGCGGCAGATGGCCGGCGGGATATCGCTGTCCCGGTAGGTGACGGCAGCGCTCAGCAGGCGCTCGCTGGCGACGCTCGAGGCCGGGTTTCGGTAGCGGTCGGCCACGAGCTGAATCACGGCGTCTTCGATGTCGTAGGGCACGGTCCGCGCAAGAACCGGAATGGCGGTCACCTGCCCCTGGGTGACGTAGCCGCCCTTGTAGACCACATCGATCTCACGCTCCTCGGTGCCTGCAATGGGGTCGCCGGCGATGTTGTCCGACTGCTCGGCCGACCATGGCCACCCGCTCTGGCGGAACACGAACCCTGCGGCAGCGTCCTCGACCTCGTAGTCGGTGGCTGCGAGCGCGAGGCCGTCCATGGTGATCGAGGTGATGCTGACGATCGGGGTGCGCGAGAGCAGGAGCCGCGTGCCACCGAATCCTGCAACGGACTCCGCGACCGCCGCGTCGTAGTACAGGAGCCTGCCGGTGTAGTTCGCGACCGCGTCGCAGGCGGCGAGGATTAGGCGCTCTAGGCGTGTGTCGTAGGTGGCGACCGTGATGCCGAGCTCTTCCTTGACGTCGGCGAGGGTGCACAGTGCAGTGGTCGGCAGGGTCATCTACGTCTCCCGAGCAACATGGCGGCGACTCCTTCGTCGACCGTGATCCCTCGGTCCACCATGCGCCGGACCTCATCCGGCGTCCTGTCCTCTACCGGCGGCCTTTTCGGCCATGGCTGGCTGATTGGCCAGGTGGTGGCGTCTTGGCCTCTGCCATCGGTTCCGGCTTGGACGGGGGGACCGCTGGAGCCGCCTCCACCTTCGGCTCCACGGGCACGGACCACGTCGATGGGTTGGGCGCCTCGGTCTTTGCGGGCTCGGAGAACTCCTTCTCGAGCTCCTCGGCTCCGCGAGACTTGGTCATGCCAGCACGCTCGAGGAACGAGGTCGACGCCAAGACGGCGAGCTTGCGCTTGACGAGGTCCTTGGCTTGGTCCTTGTCGAAGCCGGCGCTGTCGCCTGCCCCGTAGGGCGGATGATGCTGCGTGAAAGTCACGACGACGGGATCGATCTTGGTGACGGGGTCTGACACGGAGCACCTCCAGAGAGTGGCGGTGCCGACGCCGACGCTGCCGCCGGCGTCAGCCCGTCACGAGAGCAGATCAGAGACTAGGTCGCAGGCAGCGACGACTTGCCGCCCAAGAGCACGGCCGCCGCGAAGTTTGCGGTGTCGCCGGCGTTGTTGGTCGCCGGCGTGAGCGTGATCCTGAAGTAGCGCTTGCGAGTCCGGAGGTTGATATCCAGGTGCAAGATGCCCGTCTTCTTCGCGTGGCCCACGTCGCCCGTGAGCAGCGTGGTCGCGGCCTGGAGCACTTCCTCCGCAGCCCACGCCGAGTCGTCGTCGCTCTCGAGGATGCCGACCGCGAAGGTCAGCGTCTTCGTGTTGGCGAGATGCGCGAACGCGGGCACGACCAGAACGGCTGAGTCGTAGCCCATGCGATCGATCGACGCGGAGGTGACCTTGGTCCCGTCTTCTGCAGCCGCGTCCGTGAGGATCAGCGGCTCGGCGCCTGCGGCGTCGCAGCTCACATAGACGAAAACCGGGGTGACTTCGCCGCCGAGGTCAGTGGATCGTTGAATCATTGCCTTCTCCTACGAATGCCGGGGGCCTCTCGACCCCCGGCGTGTCAGTTCAAACAGGAACACCAGCGCCTTCAAGGCGTCAGGTCAGAGGGCTACTAGGCGCCCCAGTCGACCTGATCCATGTAGGCGATGTCGACGCCGTCGTAGAGCGACGTGAAGTCGACGCGGCGCTTGATGACCAGAACGGTCTGGTCGTTCGAGATGCCCGAGACCACCGCGGCGGTCGGGGTGTTGTAGTAAGCGCCGCCCTCGAAGGTCTGCGCCACATACTCGCCCGTGTCGCCGATGACGCAAGACATGAAGTCGGCGAAGTAGCTCTCGGACTCGTCCGTGCCGCCGCCGCCGCCCGTCAGGTTGATCGGGATCTGGGTGGTGGTCGCGAACGGGAAGCCGAGGAGCTTGCCCTGGTCCATCTCGGCGAACATGCGAATGCTGTTCGCGGTGAGCATGGTCTTCATGAACCACTCGGACCGCGGCGGGAAGATCCAGCCGCATCGCTCCATGGGCACGTCATGTGTCGCGAGGCACATGATCATCCGGCCCAGGTCGGAGAGGGTCTCCGCCGGAGTCGCAATAGCGCCCGCATGCACGAGGTGAAGAGAATTGCTCGGGGCGGTCGTGTTGACACGATACTTCAAGCCGCGCGGGCTGTTGCTCGAACCAAGGCCGCGAATGAAGGCGGAGTCCTCGGCACGAATGCTCGCGCGCTCGGCCTCGCCCTGCACCCATTCGTCGCAGAGCCCGCTGGCGTCGCTCAGCATCTCGTTCGAGATGGGGACGACGACCATGAGCTTCTTCGCGTTCATGGTGATCTGCTTGGCGGTAGGCTGGCTCGACGGGGCCGCAGCGTTCTCGCCGACCCAGCTCGCGGTCGCGCCAGTCGCGCCGCCCGGCAGGCTGATCTGGCCCTTGGGCATCGGGATGACGCGGGCACCGAGCTTGCGCACGGCCGCGCCGGCACCGAGCAGTTGAATAAACTCGCCCATCTCGGGGGCGACGAGGTAGCCGCCGGCGGCGCCGGTCGTCTCACCCACGGCCTTGATGACGGTCGCGTCGGCGTCGATCTTCTTGGCGAAGTCGGCGGCTTGGCCCACCGTCTTGCTCGCCGCGAGGATGCGTAGGTACTGGCCGATCTTGTGTTTGCTCGCCTTGGCCTTCGCGGCCTCGACGCCCGCCGCGGCTTGCACGAGCAGGTTCGCGTTGTCCTCTCGGCTCTTTGCGACCTGCGCCTCGACGATGTCCTTGACGATGGCGCCGACGTTCGCCTTGAGGAAGTCCAGCACCTCGGCTTCGGTTTGGAAGATCTTGTCCGGCATTGTCCTTCTCCTGCGCCTTCTCGGCGCTCAGTCCACCCGGCCCATGGCTCGCCGGATAGAGGCTTCAACGGATTCCCGCACCGTTTCCTTGAGCAGGTGCGCGAGTTTCTCTTGAGAGACCCCGACCTTCGGGACCTCTTCGGTTGCGATCGGTGGGGTCGGCTCGTTCACGACCAGGCGGAACGGGTCGGCATTCTTCGGCTCGACGGTCGCGGCCTCTTCCTCTGGCTCGGCCTCGACCTGTGAGATGACGCCCGAGAGCAGATCGCGCGCCTGGCGCAGCTTGTCCTCATTGGCGGCGCTCAGCACGCGGCCTTGCTTGATGAGCGTGACCGTGTCGGTCGCGGCCTTGAGTGCGGTGTCAACGGCCTTGTCGGTGTGAGCCTCGAGTTGCTTGATGAGCTCAGGCATGTCGAGACTGGCGGTCGCTGTCGTCGGGAGGGATGCCGCCTCGGCGGTGGCTGGCTCCGCAGGGGTCGGCGCAACGACAGCGGCCGCCGTCGGCTCGGTGAGGGTCTTGGTCTCGGTGGTTGCTGGCTCGATGGAGGCGGGGACTTGTACGGTTACGGGAGAGGCTGGCTCTGCCTTCGAGCGGAACTGCTCGACATACTCACGCGGAACGAGCAGCGACGCGGCGTCACCGTCGAGCAGCTTTTCCGCCCACTCGACGAGGGGCCTGGTGTCGATGCCGATCGACTTGGCGCGCGCGAGCGCGTCAGGATTGGCTGGTACTGGACAGGGACTCCATTCCAGAAGCGATTGCTCCAAAAAGTCAACTGGTGCCCATGCGTTCCCGCGGTCTGGCAGGTTCGATGCGTCCTGCCATTTCATCGGTTGGAATCCGACAGAGCAGGCATTCAAAAAGCCGCCCTTGAAAAGCTGGAAGATGGCGAAGGCGAAGTCGCCAAGGGCGGGCGTGTCGCGCGGGATGAACTGCGCGGTCGCGACGAGCTTGCCGCCTTCGACGTGGACGTCGATCGACTTGGCGATCGGTGGGCGGTCACAGTCGCGGTTGTGTGCCCAAAGGACCACGGGGTTTTTTCGGTAGTCGTCGAGCTTCCAACCGTTGACCGCCAGCGTGTCGCCGTCGCGGTCGACCGTTTGGGTCGAGATCACCATGTCGAGGGTGATCGCGGCCTCGTCGATCTTCTTGACCTCGGTTGTCGAGAACTTCGTGACAAGCAGGTTCTTGACGTGCTCGACGCCGGCCTTCAGGGCCTGCTTGAACTGTGCGGTGTCAACGCGACGGAGCTTCTTGCTCATGCGAGGCAAGGTGCCACGCGCAATACAAGCCACGAAAGCCTGGAGTCACTCGTCTCGGTTTTGGACGCCACGAGGCTACTCAATCACGATCGCAGTCACGATGTCGGTGTTGACCATGTCTGTCGTGCCTGCTCCGCCATCGGACGCCTGTAGGATCCAGAAGTTCGCGTTGGCCTGCACGAACGAGAAAGCGACATTGGCGCACGCCTTCTTCGCACCACCACCTGTCCGAACCTCGACAACAAACACTGTCGGAGCCGAGGTCGACGGCACTGCCCCTAGCGGAACGGTACCGCTCGCGTCCGTGAGTGTGGTTTGCTCTGTTGCCGTTATGGTGTGGACGATCGTGTGGACCTTCTTCACCTCTGCCACGGCGCCACCTACTGCTGCAGCGGCAGAGACCACGATATTGGCCGAGGCCTCAGCGAGCGATGGTAGTGATGCCCCGGCAGCTTTTGTGACCAGTAGCACGGTGCCCCCGCCAACGTCTCTCGCGTCCATCACGCGTGAGGCGTCTGCGTTGATGGCGGTCATGAGAGCCGTTGCCACTTCGCCGGCAGTCGGTGAGACGCCCGCGGTCGTCGTGCCTAAGGTTCCGGCGTCCCAAACAGAGAGCACGTCGCTCAAGCCGTCGAGGGTGGCAATCGCGTTTCCACCGACACCTCCGGCCTTCGCAGAGACGATCATGGTGTCGCCTGCGCCAACAGCTGCCGTCACGGTCGGGTGGATGGTCGTTGCCGCAGCGTAGTCTGTTCCGGCCCCTGGCGTGGTCTCGCCGTTACCCAGCATGATGGCGGCAATGAGGTTGTCGATCGTCAGGCTCGCGCTCGTGTGCGAGATGTGGACGTGTCCATCCACGTTCGTGAGCGCGTCCTCGAACGTGTAGACCTTGCCGCCGATGGTAACGGTCTCGCCGTTCAGAGGCTGGCTGTTGAGATTCAGCGTGCCGCGCGCCTTGACGGTTGATCCGCCCGACACGTCAACGCGGACACGTCCTGGTGTGATGCTACCGGCGCCGCTGTGCGTGTCGAGCTCGTAGACGCGCGTGCCCACCGTGACGGTCTCGGTGTCAGAGCCAACACCAACGGAGTCGAGGAACGCTACCGACTGGTTGCCGAGGTTCTTGACGATCTCCGACAGGATCATCGCGTCGAGCACCTTGTCGGCACCGATCGCGCTCGTGAGCACGCCACCCGGAGCGGAGAATGTCACGTCGCCAGCAACCGCGAGCGACTTGACGTCGGTGCCGTCACCGGCAACGAGTTGTCCGGCAGTCTTGGCGACTAGGTTATCCCAGCCTGCCGCGCCATAGGCCATCAGGTTGCCGCGCGCCTCGCCGGGTTGTTGCTGGTCAAGACCAGTTCCCGTCCACCGTCCAACGATCACGCCGTCCTTGACGAGCACGATGTTGCCCGAGGTCGTCTCGATACCGATGCCGGTTGCGCCGCCGCCCTTGGCGAAGAAATCCACAGCGATGTGTGCCATGACAAAGCTCCTAGAGCGCTTCGAGAGCGCTGATCACGTCGGTCTCTTGCTTGTCGAACCCGCGAGCGAGCGCGGCGATGGTCTCGCGCTCCCACACGGCGGCGCGTCGGTCGTATGTCTTCCAGATGGCGGCGAGCACGTCGGCGCTCTTGGGCTCGCCAGGCGCCGTTGCCGTGACGGTGCACCTGCAGTTGCAGATCTCCTCGGCCGGCAACGAGTCGTCGCCCGGGTACTGCGCCTCGTAGCCGCCAACCGTGAAGGTCTCCTCGAGCTTGCGGGTCTCGCCGCTCACCGCCGCGTGCGTGTCGCGGATCCGGTCGTCGGGCGTGCCGACCCACTGCTTCTCAAGGTCGATGCCGCTCTGCGCGTAGGCTGCCATGGTGGCGAAGTTGCTCGTACCGATGACCTCGGTGCGCGCGATGTTGATCGAGCGGGCGCCACGGGCGGCCTCGAACACTTCGGCCACGCGCTTGCTGAGCTTGCGGATGTCCTCGCCGGCATCGAAGCCTTCGATGAGCGTGTCGCGAATCTTATCCTTGGTCGTCTCGTTGACCTTGCCGGTGATGTGGTCGGCAGCGAAGCGCTTGAGGTAGCCGGTCACGAGCGGGTTGGTCATGTCGAACCGGGCCGAGATGCCGAGCTCCATGAGGGCGTCGCTACCCCACTCGTCGACCTTGGCCTGCCAGATGGGATCGAGCTCCTTGGTCAACCGGGTAGAGTTGAGCGAATCGGCGATCTTCTTGAGGCCGCGTCTGTCGTCCTTGCACACGTGCGCGCTCTTGCCGGTCTCCTCGCCGACGGGCTGCTCCTCGGGCACTGGCTCTTCGGCAGGAGTCGGCGCCGGCGCAACGACAGGCGCTCGCGGCTCCTGCTCCTCGCCGGGCTTCTGCTCCATGAGCGAGAACGGCACGAGGTGCACGTCGTCGACCTCACCGCGGTTCCCTAGGCCCTGCAGTTCGCGCCACTCCCCGCGCGTTGCCGACCACGGCGCCGCCTGCATGGATGTCAACCGGAACTCGTCATCGGTCGGCACGGGAGAGTCGAACTCGGCGATCAGGCGATCATCGAAGATGGGCACGAGCTGTTGCTGGATCTCGGAGCGCTGCCGCTCGAGCCGCGGCGTCACGACCTCGAGGCCCATGATGCGGCGGGCCTCGGTCACGGTCGCGCGGTTGCTGTTTTGGAGAATCCCGAGCACTTCTGGCGGAACCCCGAGGGTGTGCACGATGGTGTCGCGCATGGCGCTCGACAACTCGACCACGCCCATCTGGTCGAATCGGGTGTTGAGCTCCTTCACGTCGACCTTGCCGCCGACCCAGTGAGAGCGGAACGCGCGCCAGAAGCCGCGATGCTCTTGCTCAAACTTCTCCTTGGCTTCCTTGGCCTGTGCCGAGCTCATACCCTCGACGCTGATCATCAGGTCGGGCTTGCCGCTGTTGAAAAAGAAGTTTTTACAATACTTTGAGGCATATTCTGCCGTGTCGATCTCGTCACCGAGACTGCTGCCGATTCCACTGCCAC